GTCTGTAAAGTACCTAGAGAAGAGAACGTTGCTCGAGCCTTGACAGAAGCAACACCAACCACATCGCTAGCAGAAAAATTACTGTAGTCGATTATGAGCAGATCGCGATCGCCGGTGGCGAACGTCATGGGCGGGATATCAAACGTAGCCCTTAATGTTCCGTTTGAGTCGGTGATCAACTGATCTCCCAGTGCCCCGCCACTCGGGGTGAAGTGCTGGTTGACGTCAATACCATCGAAGAACGCGTACATTTTAGTGTTGGGCTTCAACAGAGAAGCCGTAACACTAATACGAATTGGTCGAATGTAGGTTAGCGATGTGGTAGAAACCAATTGAGTGGTTACGTCTACTCTAGTGCTGGTTGCCATTCAGTTTTGCCTTTAGTTATTTTGCCGCTCAAGCGCGATCTTGCCAGAAGTTGATGATCTGATCGGAAGTGAACCTATCTGCGGTGTTGTTACCGCCGGTGAACCCGCCGGACATAACAGACGTTGCGCTCACCGCACTATCAAATGCAGTGTTCAGAGCCTCGATGGCGCCGGTCCAAATTGGGGAATTCACCCAGTCATTGTTCGCAGTGTAGAAGTTAGGATCCGCCGCCTGTGGGTTCACCTGACCCACGGTTTGGTTAAACGTTGACTCTGGTACGGTGAAGTACACCAAATCATCCCATGCCGGAGTACCTTCAAGTGACGGGTCTACTAGACCAAGGTCACGAGCCCACGATGTCACCACCACAGTTGGTTCGGGGGCAGGCACCGGAGCCGGTTCCCACCACACGTCGTCCACTGGTTGAGAAACGGGTGCGGGCGGCCGCCTAGCTCTAGGTGGGTCGACCCTGATAGTTTCTTCCCTGGTATTATATATCGTCGGAAGATCTTGTGTCTCAATCCACGTGTCAAACGACGGTTCGATCGTCATTACGCCCTCCCAGCTAAACACCATGAACGGGTTCAAGTTGGTTGCGCGAGTAGAAGTAGTCTGAGATATCAGCGGAGCTTCAACATAAGGTAGAGACATCTGGCTCCCCGTCATCTGGTAATTTGACGAGGTGTTCAGAACCGCAATTTCCGCGATATGGTCTTCCGCAGCAGAACTTAGGTTGCGCTTGAAGAATGTGCAACGGTTGTCTCGGTTGTAGAAATCGCACACCGTAAACACGTTGTCGAAATTATCAGCCAGGTAACCCGTCTTGAACCGATTGAGACCAGTAGAAGCATCAACAATGTCATAAGAGATCAGAGAAGTCTCGAGAGAGTTTAGCGTTGAGTAGTATTCGACACTAGCAACCCGATTCTCCAACTTCTTGATGTCCGACATCGTAAAGCGATAGTTCTTCAGAGACCTAGACAGAATGTTCGAGACTGAGACGGTATATGCTGGGACAAAAATCGTTGCAATCTCGATCGAACTTTCTGGTGTTGAAGGCCTAGTCGGAACGTCATGCGGAATTCCACGGGCAACGTTCACCGCACGATCTTTGTTCAGATACACCACATCTATACGCGGCACATAGTATTGAACCGAAGTGGTGCCGAAGGTGCTGATGACCGGCACATCAACTAGCGAAGGACCGCCGGTGTCAAAAGCGCCCGTGCTACCAACTGTGGGTCTAAAGTCTACGCACTTCGCCAAGTCAAATACTTGAGAGGTGGAATTTGAAACATACTTGGTTGCCTTGGCAACATAGTCAACCCCAAGCGTAGCGTAAGAATCAACGCAGAAGAAATCCCCGGAACCGCTATGTTCGAAGTATTCAAACACAATGGTGAGGTTGCTGGCGGGCAACGTCTTGACCAATTCCAACGTGCCCAGACCATAGAAGAAATCTGTTTGGCCGTTGTGCATCTGATAACGGTCCGTCACATCCGCAGAGCTTGAGTCAGTGATGGACACGATACGATAGATGTCAGCTTCGCCAAGCGAGATGGTGCTAGCGGGAACAACCCCAGAGAGAGTCTTGGTGGTTAGGGTCTTGACCTTGGGTGCGATCGAACTCTTGGTGACTTGAACCAAAACTTGCACTTGCACGGAAAGAGGACCGCCAGTCAATACGAGTTGACTACCACCACCGGCAATTGAAAACTTGTCTATAGAAACCACCCCCGTCGGACCCATTGCCACTAGGTTGCCGGCTTCTGGGGACTGTATTAGACCATCGGTGACGCTCGCAGTACCAAACCCGGTGCCATCGGTATTGATGACCAGGCGTTTCCATGCATTGTAAGCAATGTCATAGTTGTTGGTTGCTAGGTTCTTCAGCGACTTGATCGAAACTAGCGGGATACCAAATATGGGAGCGGCGCCACCATTGACAGAACCGATGTTTTCTTGCCCTCGCACCACGCCCGACCCGGTGGACGTCGCTCCAGTAACCGTATCACCAATTGCCGGTACTTGCTTGGTGTGGTCGTGTCTATATGCATAAAGCTCACCAGATGAACGAGTGTATCTGATAACAGTTGCAACCCGAGCGCCAGCCGCCCCGGAAATAACTTCACCTGCAGAAAAATCTACGCTGGGGTTTGGAACGCTGTACTTCTGGACTACTGTCATATCACCAATAGCGTCGAATCTGATTCCACCGGCATTGTCTAGACTGTAACCGGGGAAAAGGTTCAACTGGTCAATATACAGCTTGTAGATAGCAGAATTGCTACTAGGGTCCCCGGCGTGGTAGTCAATTGCAACAACCCTAACGTCGCCGATCTTAGTAGCGGCGACGTTTGCGCGATCGTTGTCGTTGTAAAGATCAACTACCTGGCGGGTGCTGAAGTTGGGCATCGACTTCAGGTTGGAGACGTAGATGTATCTGCCGTAATTGTGCTGGATTGTTACCTTCTGAGACTTGACGTGATCAGCAGTGCGACCTTTGTCAAGAGGGATAGTTCTCTTACCAACAGATTCGATCTCTAGTCCGTCGATATATCCCTTACCCGGCTGGACTTCAACTACAAATTTGTCTCGGTCACCGTCCGAATAAACCCCGTTGTTGAACGGCGTCTTGAGGTGATCTCGGATGGCGTGAGCAAATCCATTGACCAAGTAATTGCCCGACTCGTCAAATGTTCGGCGAGCGAGATTCTTCTCTAGTTCGGAGTATGATGCGTACTTGGCATGTTCTTCCAGAACACCCTGGTTGTAGCGCATGATTTCCACGTAGTCGTCACTGATTGTCGCATCGAGAGGCAGAGTAACCAGAGTCAGGACGATCTTGACACGATCGGCGCCCGGCGCTGCGTAGTTATAAGAGCCTTGAGCCGGGTCCAACAGGGTCTCATCTTCAGTCGCAGTGACTACGGTCTCGTCAATCTTCAGTAGCACGTGGCAAGAAGGCGTGCTGCTGGTCTTGCTCATAACCACCGTCTGAGCCGCAACATGCACAAAGGAACCGTAGATGTAGAATACGCCCTGGTTGATATAAGCAAGCGAACCAACGCCGACATGGTTCGTCCCCTGCAGAGTGGCTTGAATGCCGGGACTAGACTCCACGTAAACTTCTTCAGATGCCAAGAAGCTATTAGAATCTCCGACACCGCCACCCGTTATGAACGACAGAAAGAAAGTAATGGGCTCGGCTCCAACCGCGGCCTCAACCTTCTTAACCACAGCCTTGATGCCGGTTGTCGAGCCAACAATTACCTTACCCTCAAACTTCGCAATGTCGATAGCAACACTGTTGAATGTGGGTAGAAGTTTGATGGTTGGCACATAGAGATCGGCAATGGCATTCCCAGGAATGACCACAGAACCATGCTTGAAGATGTGATTACCAAACTTCTGGATTTGGTCGCGAAGAATCGTCTGCAGCTGGGTCAATTCACGCGACTGTACTGCGAACCCGGGCTTGAACAGGATCTGGTGGAACCCGCCCGTTTCCGAAAAGTCATCGTAATAGGGGGAGATGTTATAGTTTTTCATTCTAGCTTTATGAAGGTTCTAGCTCTGCCATCAGAACTTGATGAATGTCTTTACCGTGATGCCTTGTTCTTCGGAGAACGAGAAGGCAGCCTCATTGGAAACGTACAGTAAACTTCCCGTATATTTATTGAGGTTCGGGGCGTACACCACTTTCGTACCAACGTACTGGCGGCTGGGATTGGTTTCTGCAATCAGGTCTCCGACCGGAGACGCTGCGTTATCCTGCAGAGATTGCAAGAAAACATCCATTCCATCAATATCTACGACAATGAATCTACTATTTCCCAACAACAAGACTTCGTCTTTGACCAGCCCATCTACATTAGAGAATGTGACCTTAAACACCAAGATAGATTCTGGTTGGGAGAAGGGTTTGCCCGTGAAGAAATCTCTCGGATCCTTCAAGAAACCAAACTGTCGGAAGTCCTGAGAAACTTCTCTACTGATCAGACCGTTGCGAAGTGAAGTGTTCACGACTACGGTATCGCCACCCAGTTCAAAGATTGCATCGTAGCCGTGACCGTCTCTGGGTGGCAGGATAGCATAAGCCGAAGCACCAACTCCGGCGAGTGTGTCGGAAATTGTCACATTGGCGTAAGTGTATCCGACACCATAGTTGGTCACTCGAATAGCAACCAGTTTTTGGTTCTCGATGATCGGCTCAGCAGTGCATCCTGTCCCGTCACCTGCAACTGTTACTGTTGTTTGGTCGGAGTAAAGGTCACCTTGATTCGAGACCTCTATGGCATAGATGGCACCTCGCACCGTGGTCTGTTCGATGATAGACTGATCGGAGATGTAGTCAGATTGCGTGACCACACCACTCAACACAGCGCCGGAACCAGATCCCACCACAGTGAGATTGATGTAACTATATCCAGATCCCGAGTTCTCAACCACCACACCGATGATCTCGCCCTGAAACACAACAGGAGAGAATACCGCCCCGTTACCATCACCTTGAACCACTATCGACGTGTCTGTATCTACCGGATAGTTCTTGCCGGGATCGCTGATTGTCACCCTAACAATAGATCCCTTGTCCTCAATAGCATCAAGGATGGCTGCGGTGTTGCCTTCATAAGCCCCGGTACCGACGCCGCCCGCCCCGACAAGAGTGAGAACCGGAGGAGCAACGTAGCCAATACCTGGGTTGACAATGGTTACACTCTTAACAGAACCGTCGATTCTTGACATGTTGGGGACCAACACTGCGCCCCCAACAACCGCGGAGATAGAATCTAGTGTTGAATTGTAACCAACGCCGCCTTCCACTACGGTGACTGCGGTGATGATGCCGCCAACAATGACGGGGGTTATCGAAGCGCCAACGCCCGTAGCGCTCGAGATATT